AGTACCTGCATCTACTAGTTGTCTCAATATAGATGTAGCTGATTTAGCTAATCCGCCTACCATATGTATTAAACCAAACCCATAGAATCCTAATCCTGGTAGGTATTGATAATGAACAAAGTGCATCCTTCTTAATTTTTTAGGGTCATCTTCAAAGTAATTTCTACGAATACTTAAAATTTTACCGCTTGGAAAATCTATTGTTACAACATAAGGTATGGCTATACCTGTTTCTTCGCCTGCTTCATTAGTATCTTCAAACCCTTCGAGGTCTAAGTCTACTTGCATTTCTAAAATTGTATGAGTGTTGTCGTAGTTATAAGTAGCTGTTTCGCCAGTTATTTCATCATACTTTTTGTTTATGTCAGAACTATTGTCTGAACCATCAGGGATATCTATATCTCTATAGAAACCATTAACTTGCATTTTTCTAACTGAATTAGAAGACTTACGCATTACATGAGTAGCACGCTCACAAGTTTCTAAATCACTTGCACCATAATTAACTACAACATCTTCTGCTGGTACAAATATAGAACTAGGTCTATCTAAACTTGGGTCAAAGTAAACTTTACGAAACGCAGAACCTGCAAGAGGTAATGAAAATAACATTTTTTCTGTTTCTGTTCTGTACTCTGACATTTCATGAGTAAGAAGATAGTTTAAGTAATCTTCTACTCTTTGTGATTGTTTTTCTTTTGCACTAGTAATTTTGCCTACAATCTTTGTTCTTACTGGTCCTTGTGCTGGAAACATTTCAGTAATGGATTGTGATTGAAAACGAATAACAGCTTCACTTAACATTGGGTGAAACACACCACAAGCTCCTGCCCAAGGTGTAGTTCTTTCTTCTATCTTTAATCCTAGCTGGTCTAAACCTTTAGTATAGGTTTCTTCCCAATCAGAACGAGAATCTTTATCTCCGTTGTAAGCACCGATTAGTTCATTGCCTAAAGAATTAAGGTCATCGTCATCCATGAACTCGGCTAGATTAGAATCAAAATCTTCATCGTCTAGATTCTTAGCATTAGGGTCAAAGTCAATAATCATGCCACCATCATCAGTCTCAATAGCAACTGACTCAGGGTTTTCTATTGCTACAGTTACTTCTTCTTCAGTATCTTGTTCTATTGTTCCGTCAACTGGAGTAGCTTGTCTTCTTTCTATTGCCATTTAAAATCCTAATAATAATTTGCAGTTCGGTTATGTTCCAAAGGCTCATCTTCTTCATCTGAGTACAACGGAATAAAACCACCTTGTCTGAATCTTAACAGAGCTTGCGTGGTGCTATCAACTAAATCGTCATGTTCCATATTAGGAAAACCAGCAAATTGTTCTATAACTTCTTCTGCCCACCTAGTAGATGGAGCATAAACAACACCTGAAGCAAACAAATCAGATACTGCATTAACTCTTGATATTTTATCATTTCCACGACTAGGAGTATATTCTTGCACTAAGATACCCATTGCCCTTAATTCAAAGATTAATGGTAGACCTGCAGCCTTAGACTCTACAATACAAGCATCAGGCGAATAAGCTCTATACTTCTCCATAGCCATCTTTTTCAAGTCAGGGAACTCTAAACGCTCCTGGTAGGCATCTAATAAGATAACATTAGGTGCAACCATTCCATCATCGTCTTCTTTATAAAAAACTCCCCAAGTAGTACAAGCAGAAAAGTCAGCACGCTGATTTTTTAGAAACGCTGTGTCCCATGATTGAATAACAAATTCACAGTTAGGGGGTTCTCTACCTTCCCATACTTGCCACCAGTCTCTTTTGACTAATGCACCTTCTTCTGAGGTAGGGTCTTGTTGATATTGAGCCATCCATTTACTATTCGGTAGCTCGGCTTTCAAAGCCTGTAATTCTTCTAACTTCCAGAACTCAGCCCATAAAGGGTTTCCAGAAGGCATTATTGCAGGAAGCTCTATTACTTCCCATTGGTCAGAACCGCCACGCTTTACACTTGCGTCAACTACTTGACCTGTTAAATCTTTATTGTGCCATCTTGTCATCACAACAACGATTGCACCATTAGGTTGTAAACGCTGTCTTGGACCAGATGTGTACCATTCATAAGTACGATTAAAAACATTGATGTCTGAACTTGCACCTTCTTGTTCTGAATGGGGGTCATCAATAATTAGGAGGTCAGCACCTTTACCAGTAACCGCACCACCTACACCAATCGCAAAGTAATCTCCGCCCTGGTTGGTATTCCAACGACCAGCAGCTTTACTGTCTGATTGCAAACTGACATCAGGAAACACAGCTTTATAATCTGCACTATTAACTAAGTTTCTAACCTTCCTACCAAAGCCAACCGCTAACTCAGCAGTATGGGCAGTCTGGATTATCTTCTTATCTGGGTACTTACCTAGAAACCACGCAGGAAGCAAGTACGAAGCGAACTCACTCTTGGTATGTCGTGGTGGCATATTGATAATTAAACGCTTTAAATCACCTCTAGCGACTCTCTCAAAGGCTTCAGCCATTATCTCATGGTGTTTACCATGTATAAAGGCAGACCACATCTCTCCAACAAAGTCCATAAACCCGTCATGACACTTTTCTCTAGCTTTGGCATCTTCTAATTCTTTTAAGAGAGAAAGAAGTTCCTGCTTTTGGTCAGTTGATAAGTTCTGTACTTTACTTAATACATTTTTATTCATACTTAATACCTAGTATATACCTATTGAGGAGTTACCAAATAAAAAAACCTTAGTAAGTACCTATTGGTTGGCACTTATTAAGTGAATACTGGATATATGGTATGTACTAGGTATAGAAACTACAAGATTTTAACATAATGCACCCCCTTCACATAAAAAGCAACCCCTAAATGGAAATAAATTGGGGTGGGGTCTAGGATTCCTACCCTATTTCCTACAAAACCAGGGGTCTGTGGTAAAAAAAGCTAGCATTTTGCTATAAAATAGGGGGGGTACTATGAAAATAGGTAATATAATGTGCATAACACTATGTATATATGATAGTCAGGTAACTGTCTATATATATGGGGGTAGGGGGGTCGTTATTGGGGTCTGATTCTCTATATAAAAAGGGGTGGGTCTGCTTTATTTATTCACTACTGTCCGCATCCTGTAACAGATTCATTATCTTAGCTTCTATCTCTTCTTGGATGTCCTCACTATGTCTGCTCTCTTTAACTTCTATGGTGTCGCTGAAGAGTCCGCATGTCTTACCTAGTAGTTCCAATGACCTGACTCGTGTACTGTCGCTGTCTGCTTCCTTAGACTCTCTCATAAGCTGTTCAAGAACATAACTCCTCGTTCGTATAGAAGAAGCAACTGTTGACTCCTCCTTACGCTCTAAGCCCCTCCTAACTGCTAGGCTAATCTTAGGGTTCGCCATAAGCTTACTGCAATCAACGTGAGCATGCTTAGGTATACCGCCTGTCTTAGTTCTAGCTACATCGTAGGTTTGCATATAGCAATCAATCTGACTGCCTAACTTACCCTTCACTATCTCCCTGACAAATGCCCTCTGCTTTATCGTCAAGTCCTCGTCATTCCTGATTAGTTTTAGCTTGGTTTTTTCTTTGTCTTTATCTGTCATTTTATAAATCCTGATGATCTAAATCCTATGGCGTAATTACCTATAAATATTATCTACTAGTACGCCTGTATTTGTAATGCTCTCATTCTGCTTGCTTATAAGATGTGTACTGATTTGTATTATGGTGTGTCTTTTAGTATCATATGGACATGACCACATACAACGGAGCATTTATCGAACAGACATAAACAACAGCCCTTGGCTCATTACTAGGTTAGACGATTGGTTTAGTGGTGAGAGTAGACTGGGGAGGAGGTCGAAGCACTACCTCTTTAACTCACAAAATCCGCACCTGATGACCCTGTAGATTTTCTTAACATACAGGCTAGGCGTAAAGCGAAACTCGAAGAAGATAGAGACTGTCCTCCAACAGTCCATGAATTAACATGCTGATGAGAATCCTAATTATGGGGTTCAAGAAACTGACTTAATCTATGGAGGATTAATTATGAATATGGAAATAAGAATACTAGGCGAACAGCCTGAACCAACAATGACAATGAAGGGTATGTATCTGACTGATATTGAATATCGAACACGAGACTTTGATACTCATGTTAAGGGTAAAGAAATTGTCGTTGCCTTTATCAATGCTATCGAAGATACATATACCAAAGAGTGTCTAGCTGACTCATATGGAACACTTGATGACCCTTTGAGTATCTATATTGGATATAGAACTAATGACTATGACTTGGATGATTTAGCCTTGTCGTTAGAAGCAATTGGTATGTATGGAAAAGGCGGTGGCTATAACTACAAAGATACTGATAAACCTAAATGTCATGGTTGCGGTGTCGTTGTTTTCCCTGAAGATGATAACTGTTGTGATACATGTTTAGAGAGCCAACATATGGAAGAATAAACCAACTGATGAGATTGTGAGATTCAATCGAAACTAACCAGTAAATAATATTTATTGGTTGGTCTTGGTGGCTAGCATTTCTGCTAGCTTTTTACTAACTTGGAAATTAACTTTGGAGGTTATTATGAAACCAAGTCAAGCATTACTGATGATGAAATCAGTATTAAAAGGGTCTAATACTCCGTTTCTCTTAGGGGGAACTGGTATTGGAAAAAGTGCAATCGTAAGGTCTTATGTGGATAGCGTAAGCGAGGGTCGTGAGGTCGTAGTCGATGAGATTAATCCTACTGCAAAACAGTTTGGATTTATTGATTTTAGGCTATCACTTTACGAGTCTGTTGACCTTGGCGGTCTGCCTTACATAGATGATGAGAATCAACAAAAGAGAGCGTTCCTTGGGAATCTCCCTATTGGTGGCGAGGGTGTTTTATTCTTTGATGAATATGCCCAAGCACACAATTCGATTCAAGCTATCTGTGGGCAGTTATTGTACGAGGGTAAGATTGGTGATTATGTCTTACCTAAAGGGTGGAAAGTTATCTGTGCTGGTAATAGAGCAACGGATAGAGCTGGGTCTAACAAACTCCCCTCTCATGTCGTTGGTCGTTGCACAATGATTAACTTTGAACATGACACGAATGATTGGTTAGCGTGGGCAACCAAGAATGATGTTCACCCTGATGTATTGGGTTATATAAGTTTTCAACCTGAATACTTAAATGTCTTTGATAGCAAAGTGCAAACTCCTCAACCAAGTCCTAGAGCATGGACAAGGTTGAGCGATACCCTGAAAACTAATCCACCTGAAGAAATCAAACAATTGATTTGCGAGGGTGATATTGGGGAGACTGGAGCGATTGAATTTATGTCGTTCTTGTCATTGAAAAATGATGTTCCTGACCTTGAAGATATTGTCGAGGGAAAGGATGTTGAAATCCCTGATAGTGGCGGTCTAATGTATGCGACTGTGTGTGCATTGGTAACTGTTCTCAAAGAAGCAAGTAATTCTGATATTACTGACTGGTTCGAGAATAGCGTTGCTTACATCAAGAACTTTCCAACACCTGAATTTGGAATATTCTTTGTGAGGTCTTTGGTTGGAGCAAGACCTGATGTAGTTGATACTTCTACTTATGCTCAATTCAAAGTAGAGAATCAAGACTTAGAAGTCTAAAAAATTCTGACCTACACGAGTGGAAAATATTATTTACTAGTTAAATATTTTTTCTGCTCGTTTCTGTCGTGAGATGTGTATCTCACCTGATGATGATTCAAAAGAATCGAAACAGAAACATTTTATCTAACTAAAAATAATGGAGGTTATTATGGATAAAAATTTAACTAATACTCTGTCGGAAAATGCCGTACTGGTTCGCATTACTGCGAAACATCCTAGCGGTATCAAAACTGATAAGAGATTAAAGAAAAATCTAGCTGAAGAAACTAAGGTTTCTGATGAGAGATTACTTGGTGTTTCTAAACACATATTTGGTAGGGATGTGAACAAAGAGTTCCGTTCTATCTTGAATGGGTTTAGGAATGATTTTTACTATCCTTTGACTTTGCCTTGGGATGATAATTCAACAGACTATGATACTGGGAAGACTGTGAGCGGTTGGCGATTATGCCCTAACTCTAATCTTGATAAACTTCAAAGTCATGTTGATATCTCGAAGCAAGTTTGGGAGAGAGAAGTCGAGGGATTTTTGAGAAGCTATCCAAAACAAATGGAGCAAGCTAAAAGAAATCTTGGAGAAGCATACAACGAGTATGACTATCCTGACTTTGATGATTTGAGAGGAAAATTTGTATTCAATTTTGAAATTCAAGTCGTTCCCTCTTTTAGCCACGACATAAGACTTAATGTGTCTGAAAAGCTAAGAGCAAGGATAGAAGCGGATGCGGTAAATCGTGCCAATAACAATATCAAAAATGTCTTTAAGACAACTGTTGATGCGTTGTTGGAGCAAGTGAATCATTTAGCTACGAAGCTAAAAGAGTATGACCCTGAAAACAAGCAAAAAGGCGGTTTCTTCAATGTGTCGAGTTTCGACAAACTGAAGCAAGCTATCGAAGTGCTACCCTCAATCAATGAGGATGTTTTAGGCAATGATTCTGATATCGCAACTGCTCATCAAAAACTTTGTAGCGTATTTGCTTCAATCAATTCTGTCGAACAATTGAGAGATGATTCAGAAATGGGTCAACAAAAACGAGACAAGGTAGCGGAGCAATTAGAACAATCTGTTTCTTCATTGAAAGGAGGTCTTTTAGGTAAGATTTACGGAGGTAAGAAACATGACTAGTTTAGAAACAATTGTGAAGGCAAGGTCGAAGTTAATGAAGGGCAATGTGGGAATGGCGAGTATGCTCCTACATCTTGAATTAATCGAGACTGAAAAATCCAAGTGCGACACTATGGCAACTGACGGAAAAAATATTTATTTTTATCCTGAATTTGTTATGGGTTGCACGGAGGAAGAACTGCAAGGTGTTCTCGTTCATGAAGCGTTGCATGTAGTATATGAACATCCTTTAAGAAGAGGTCAAAGACATCCTAAAGTTTGGAATATCGCATGCGATTATGTCATCAATGCTTACCTGTATTGGGATTTACATTTGCAACTGCCTATGGGTGGATTGCTTGATTATAAATACAAGGGCATGACTGCTGAAAAGGTTTATCAAATTTTGGTAAATGATGAGGATGCAATGCAAGAAGCTATCGAACAGATACAAGAACAAAAGCCTAATGGAGAAGATGATGAGCAAGAACAAGATGCTCAAAGTCAAGGCGGTTCTGAAGAATCTGACGAGGAGCAAGACGGAGAAATTTCTGAGACTAGTCAAGGAAATATTTCTGAAGATGAGACTGGAGAATCTGAGCAAGGTTCTACTGGTTCTGATTGGGATAACATTCCGTCTGCTATTGGCGAAGTTTGGGATGCTACCAACGAAGAAGGCAAGCCTATGAATGATGCAGAAATGCAAGAACTTAAAGGCGAGATTCAACGAGCAGTTTCTTTAGCTGACAAGTTAGAGGTTGCAATGGGTAGCGGTTCAAGTGGCATGCGAAACAGAATCGAAGAATTAAAAGAAGTGCAAGTCGACTGGAAAGATTTGCTTTTGGATTTTCTTCAGTCCTGTGTAGCTAATGATTACTCTTGGGCGAGACCAAACAAGCGTCATGCTTGGAGAGGAATCAATCTACCTAGTAAGGCTCGTTCTCCGCAAGGTGGCGAGTTAGCTATTGCGATTGATACTAGCGGAAGTGTTTCTCAATACGAACTCAATATGTTCGCAACGGAAATACAAGCTATGGCTGAAGATTGCGGATTGGATAAGATTCGAGTTTGCTACTGCGATACTGTCGTTCGTAAGAACGAGCAAGGCGAGTGGTGGGATATCTACGAGTTAGACCAAGGCGATGATTTGAAGCTTCAAGTCCGTGGTGGTGGTGGAACGGAATTTGACCCTCCGTTCAATCTGTTCAACGAATTTTCTGATGATGTAGACGAGGTGCAAGCCTTTATCTATTTCACGGATGGGTGGGGAATCGTTGACCCAAAAGTAGAACCTGATGTTCCTGTCTTTTGGTGTGTAACAGAAAAAAGCAGTTATTCAGAAGAACTAGCCTTTGGCGAAGTCGTGTATGTTGATACTGCTGATTTCTATTAAGTAGAAGCGATTAGAGAGTGAGTGATTTTAGGGTATGCCCTGATATCACTTGCTCCCTGATATGCTCTCTATGGCAATCCTACGAGGTCGAATTTCTACTTTTCTGTCGGAAAATGTGTATTTTCCCTGATGATGACTCAAAAGAGTCGAAACAGAAATTAACTAACTGTCCTACGGAGGGACATATTTTTATGGATAAATTAACTATAAAAAAATGGGATGAGCCTATAAACGAAAATCAAATGGA